TTAAAAATATATATCAATCAACCACCCATTATAAAACACCAAGATTACTAATCACTAGCAACTACGCCAATGCGAGGAGTGGTGTTAATTCCTCAAGGACAGGACCAAGTGTCTCTGCCATTTCAACCGCTTCTGCTTCCCCCCCTTCTAGGACTCCCTTAGTCCCATTCCACATCTTGCTCCAAAACCCGCCCGCCTTTGTAGGGACGGAACGGATTAGGCCGGGCGCTGCTTTAGTGGCAGCTCTAGCCGCTCTCAGAGCTTTAGGTGCTTGGTAGCCCAAAACAGCAGCGTTACCAGCTGCTAGGGCTTCCTTCACCACGCTTGTGGAGTGGTTTTCGGGGTGTTGAGTGGGGGCATAGTTCTTCAGTATTCTAGACGCCGCTCCCAAAAGGGGGCGACCCATTACTGCTGCAGAACCTAGCCTCCTCTCCAAGGGGGACTCAGAACCCATGAGTTGAGACGCTCTAAAAACAGACTGCATCCCAGACGCAGTCTGAGAAAAGTCTGAGGACGAATGACTCAGGACAGCCGAACTCCGTGCAGCAGAAAACCACTGCGGGAGTTGAAACGGAACTGTCTCATAAGGCATGGCGCCTACAATGTTTCCAGAACACGGAGCAATTCCAAGCCACGTTCCTAGATTGAGGGACAAGTCGATATCCGTGTTACCGCCGACAGCGGCTACTAAGATTTCGATAAAGGGAAATCCCATTGCCCAAGCTCTTTCTAAGCGGTAGAGAACGTCCTGTGTGGACAGCGTAAACGTGTGTGTTGACGCGCCCGTCCACAGGTCGCCTTCATACCCCATTGTTGCATGACTTGCTTCCTTCATGTTGACGTTCCATCTCATGGAACTCATGTCAATACCTGTTATTTCAGTCCCCCCGATGTTATTGAGGGGAGTATTGTTTCGGTCTGAGTTCGTAAGCGGTCTCATGGCTACTGAACCGTAAAGGTTCTTATTGATCCAGTCAACTTCCAAAAACGAGCCACCAGGCCAGTAAATGTTGTTGACGTCTGTAAAATGCTTCGACACATTGGGGACCGGAAGGGCTCCCAATTGCCCGGGATGAATAGTCGATGACCTACTTCTCATTAAATCCGTATCCACAGAAGACTTTGCAGCCTCCGACTTAGTAGCAAAGATAATATCTGCCACTTCGTTGGTTGGAAGGATAAATGGACTTGCTGTCCACGTAGGTTCAGCCAAGGACGACGTCCCGACCTGCACAACTGCAGGATTTACCGGATCGGTCACGTCCAAACAGTACAGGGGACCATTCTTAGAGAGAGGGTCAGCAAACACTAGAAGATTTCTCTTCTGTCCAACAACCGCTGGGATTGATAGTGTTGCCAACGCCTGACCCCTTGAGATGATATACCTGAAGTTGTTAGACCCATTGAAACCGTTAGGCGGTGCATAATACGCTCCTCCAGTGGTTCTCTTCATTGCATCTTTGTTCCACCAGTAGTCCTTAATGTCACTAAAAGCTGCAGTGCCAACGTTACCTTGTCCGGTATTACTAGACTGATAACCTGGCATATATATAGAAGGGAGGGGGTGAACAAGTGTCCGGTCAAGCATGCTGTTAATCAATGCTGCGTGGAACAGGTCCTTCCCCGTGTAAATCTCCGCTAATATAGCTTTTGTTTCTTCATCGTGCTGGGCTCCATGGTGGATCAGGGTGTCGATAGTACGGGCTGGAAGACGGGCTCCCTTTCCTTTCCTTTTCCTAGTCGTCGGTACCATTATGGAATGTGATACCGGCGCGACACCAGTGACTGTGATAACCTCTTTTGTGCGTTTCTTATTGTTAGGCATATAAACCGACGAGCACTAATGTAATTAGTCCAAGTCCTACCTCACCTAAGGTCACAAAACCAACGGAGTGCATGCCGCTATGGCACCTGCAAGAGTCATGGGGAATGAATTCGCCACGACTTGTCCTGATGCAATCCATACCTTTGACTTTTCTTCAAAATCTCTTAAGAAGTTGGATACTACCCGTGGAATGGGGATCGATTCGTCATAGGCATTTGCCACCACGTAGGCTAGCACAGACTCTCGGATTCCCACCCAAGAGTCATAGCGTTCCTGTAATGTCTGCGCTGGTTTATGTGTGTGATACCACCCTAGGTTACGCCTGGGCTCTTGTGGTACGGTGATCACACGGTCACCTGCAACAACTGACACTCTCCCCAAGTATGGGGCATGACAGGCTAAGCCCTTAGGATAAGGCTCTCCACCTGACAACGTGTCCAGTTTGAAAACGATGTTGTAAAGTTGCATGAAGCCCATCAGTGTGTCCTGAGCCTCTTTCGGATCCTCAAAAGAATCGCTTAGGCCGAACAACACATCGTCTCCAGTGATTAGCCATTTCACATGGCTAAACAGACCCTTTACAGGAATCTGGAAAGCTCTCTTACAAGCTTGGGTTAGCATAAGGTCTTCTACGAAGCAGTTTGCTAGGCTGGTTAGCCAGATACCGCTCACGTTTCCTCCTACCCTACCAAATTCAACGGTCCCATCAGCAAATTGGAGGGGCCCTTCATTGGCAACAAAGGAGAGAAATCCTTCTACATTCTCAGGAGCGTTCGTGAGCTCACAGAGGACTTGCATCAGCTTGGCCGTAGACTCGGCAGGAACAGTCCTGTCAAGTCCAGTAGCATCGATCCCGAAGGTACGGTACTGTGAAAAGGCCATTGTAACCTTCTCCAGGTAATCCGCCGGAGTAAACTTCAGCAGAAACCTTGGGTGGTTCTCATAAATAGCCTTAACCGGCTCAGCTGTCCACCTTATGAGAATACATAGGTAGAACAGGTCTCCGGCCTGTACAGTACGAAGCCTATTGTTCGTAATCTTTTCAAGCTTGTACTTGTCTTCTTTGGAAAGGCAATCCCACACACAAATGGG